ATCATCTTTTGTGTTATCTACATTATCACTTCCTAAATAATCATCCGTATCTGCTAATTCAGGACCTGCTACTGATGTTGAATCTTTTTTATCTTCATCATCTTCATCATCTTGGTCATCTCCTACAGGAACTAACTTACCATCTTTTACTTTGTGAGTTGTAGGTCCATCTTTGTCTTTTGCCCAATTACCAAATCCCTTAGAAACCAATCCCATTTTTTCAGCTTTTTCTCTTTCCTTATCATCTAAACCACCATCGTCACTATCTTGTTCTTCTAATCTAACAATGACATTATCGATGATATCTTTATCTATACCTTTTGCCATACAAATTTCTTTTAATAAAACAAGATGATACGCATTACCAGGATTTGGTATACCAGTTGGTACAATTCTTCTCCACTCTATAAAAAGTTTTCCTAAATCAAAACTCATAATTTTTTAATGTCCCATAAGTGTTACCGACTTTGCTGTGAATAATAAAATCGTCTTCTTGTAAGATATTTTGGATATCATGTATTGTTTCCTTACCATCTTCTTTAGCATAGTCAAACAAAAAACTATCGTAATTATAATGAACTATATTAGTCTTCCTCTCTAATAAATATGTGTGTAATTTATTTAAGATAGTAACATTCCGTTCAGTTTCATACGCCTGTATGTAATAATTAAATAACTTTTGAGCATTTAGGTCACCTAAATTATCTCGTTTCATTGGTCTGTTATAAATATGAGTTAAGATTCCATTCCGAGTCATATATTCATCATAAAATACTTTTACCAAATCTTCCACACCTCTGAAAAACTCACTCATCTTAGCAATATCCTTTCTAACACCACCATATAGGTTTTGAAATGTGATATTTTTAGCTTCTGACTCCGTTACACCTAAATCATCTGCTAACTTACCATAAACTGACGAGTTACCAAAGTCATAGTCAATTAATTTTGCAATCAACCTTGGGTGATAAGATTCAAAATCAAATTCTACGAACACATCGTTAAGTGGAGAGAATGCTTTCCTCTGTTCTTGTGTAAGAGCAGCAAAGTTAAGATTGTGAATAGAGTTAGATGGTCTTGATGTGGTTGTAAAAAAGTTATAGTTCTGATATATTTTCTTTTTGTGGATATACTTTAACATATGGTCACCGAATATCTTTGTGAAATCTGTATTGACTCCGATACCATTTGATTCTAACTCACCGAAAGCAGTTACAAAGTCATGGTGAAAGCCTTGTAATTTTTCAAAATCATACATCTTATCATACTTCGGAACTTCCTCACACAATTGTTCTATCATCTTATCTAATGGATAGTAATATGTAAAATCATCTTGTTCGTAAAAGTTATCCCATTGTATGTGGTCAAGTGGTTTGTTTAATAACCAATAGTTTAGAATGTCAGCACAATATTGTGGACGACCAGCAAAAGAATGAGCATATCCAACTTTCCAATCATCAATTAACATACCCTCGTCTGCTGGGTAATCTATTTGACCTGATGTATCTTCATAATGATTAGCGTAAACTAACTTATGTTCCATAACATCATACATTAAAACTATCTCATTTGACGGGTGAGACTTGGACCAGTTAGGTTTAGAAATAACCAATTTAATCATATGTTAAGTTACATATAATTTATTAAAATGTCAAGTATTATTATCAACCCTCGTATCTTCTAATTCTTTACTAGCAAGCCAGTCTGACATAGTTGACCTTAAAACAACGTATCTTGTATGTAATAATTTAAGAAATTCTTCATCACTTACTTTTAAAAATGGTGTCGGTATTATTAATGTTGGTGATATCTTAACATCAGCATGTCCAGTTATATCAAATATAGAAAAGGTATAACTTCCATCAGGATTAACCCAATTACTCTCCATCTTCCAATCTATCTGTCTTAAAAAGAAAGGCCTTTCTTCTTTTGAATTCTTTATTCTTGTATCATCTATCGCAGAACTTGGTTTTTTTATAACAAGTTGGTTCGTTTTTATAAAATCATATAATGCTGCTTGAAAATCATCTAATCCCCAACTTCCACCTGGTTGGTCGAATTTTTCTAATATTCTTTGTTTAAAGATACTCGCTGGTTTTCCTTTCCGAGTTGCTGGTAAAACGTAAATAGGTTGATTGACAAATAGTTGAGCAAAATTTCTAACAAAATAAGGTTTAACAATCATGTCTTCACCTGCCTCATTCTTTTTCGACCAATCAATAATATCCTCACCCAAAAGTAACTCTGATAAAGCCATGTGATATGCTAAAGTACCAATAGTATAAAATTCAGATATGTTTACGATTGTAGAAACTAAATTACCATATCTACTTGTTTGGAATGAATTTTCTTTTTTTAACTTTTCATACCTTTCCTTCCTTTTATCAGCATCAAGTCCCACGTTGAAGTCAGGATCTAAAACCAACTCCGACCTACTGATGGTAAAAACTGGTACATCATCATTTGTAATATCCTTTGGTAGTGCGAAGTTACTTTGAATTTTTACAGTGTCCTTTGGTTTTACATCAACCGCAAAAGTCTCAAGACCAGGATTTTTTTGACCACCTTTATTGTTACTTATGATATTTTGAACCTTTAAACTTTTCAAAGTCGGATGATATAGAACAACAACTTGATTATTACCAGTACCTAATTTTTGGTCTGGTTTTAATCTCATGATTGTTTTATATGAAGTTGACCATGAAGTATTTGATATCGTATGATTCACACCTAAAATTTGAAAATAAACTCTTTGTCTATAATGTTCTGGTAAATAATTAGTTGTAAAAAAATCACCTATCCCTAAAAAATTATTACCATATACCTCTATATCTAAACTTAATGGTAATACGGGTGATATTGTATTACCACCTGATTTTACAAAGTTGTTTACTTTTGCATTTAACAAACAGAAATCTCTGTCACTTGTAGCATATAAAATTTGTTTACCATCTTCTGTCTCTCCTGGAATTTGTGTGGTTGTAGATGAAGTCGTTTCCTTAGTTGTTGATGGTTTGTCTTTCGATAATTCTTTTATTTTTTTTGCTCTAGCTTTCTTAAAATCCCTAAATCCTTTTTTAGTATCTTCTTTTTTGGTGGATGGTATTACGTCAACCCCTTCTATTAATTTAGCAAAATTTATGTCTACTGCTTTTGTTCTCGTTGGTAAATCACCATAAACAGGTAAATGTTTTATCTGATACTTTTTCTTAGCGTTAGTTCCTTTTCCTATTTCTTGTGTTATTGAATTTAAAAAATTAAATTTTAGTAATTCCATACTATCAAAAACGGTAGGTTGTGATAAGTTTCCAATCGCTATCATGCTAGATAATCCAGATTTTGGTGTCTCAAATTTTAAATCTGATTTTTGTACGATGGTATTTCCACTTGTAACATCAAATGTTAGTATCTGTTCGTTAGCACTTCCAAACTTATCAGCCTCTACGTTGATATCTTGAAAGGTAAGAGCAAGTTCCTTATCATCGACCTTAGACATCTTTATGTTTATGATGTTACCAGAGTCATTGTTTATCGTATTAAATAAGTTCTCAAGAGCATCATTCACATTTGTAGCACCCTTGAAAGATTCTGCTATCAATGGTACAGATATAAAAAGTTCTCTGAGAGGTATTCTTCTTTTGTCTTTATCATCTTTTGTACTAATCCATGAAAATGGTTTATCCTTATTATAGGTATCTTCATTTTCCCAAGTATCAGGATAAAGATAACTTAGTTTCTCATCAGTTGTTTGAAAAGGTAATAATTGTAATTTTTCTAAATTCGAATCCCATCTAACATAAGAATCTTTACTGTAAAAGGATGGCGTAAATTGTGTCTTAGATTCTTTTAATGGTTTTGGGTTACCAGAATCATCTAAACTTTCCCAAAAAGAAATAAATTGATTTAAAAACTTATCCTCAAATAAACCAAAACTTATAAACAGAGATTCCTTTTTATCTAAAGCATCATCTTCCGAACCACCTTGACTTATATTTTGATAAAAAATACCAGCTTTTTTAGACCAAGCATCTATCTTACCAACGGATGCTGGTTTTGTATCACCATCAAAAAATTCTTTTATTAATTCTGACTTATCTTTTTCATCTAAGTCTGCACTTTTAGCATTAATCAATCCATCAGCATTTATACCAGTTACAGATAGATAATATCCAAGTAATAACTCTTCGATAGAATTATCAAATATAAATTTTAAATCATTGTCTTCAGATATTGATTTATCTAACAAAGCATAATTAGACGACACAAATTCTAAAGTACATTTAAATGAACCGTTTTCATCCACATTTACATCATACTTTATAACTTGTCCACTTACAGTAGTCATTAAGGATTTTTTTATATTATCATCATCATCTTCAAATATTTTTTCGTAAAAACCTTTCATCTCTAAATCAGAATTTTGTATCAGTTCTATAGGATTGTATAGAGAAAGTGCTTTATCAGACCAACCAAAATCTACAAATACAGTAGAACCTGGTTTTAAAAAGAAAGGTAAAAATATATTTTCAAAATCTTTTCTATTGTGAACATCAAATTTAACAGTTGTTTGTCTTAATGCCCCAATAGCACCCTTTGATTCACTTGACAAATCAGTTATACCAGCAACAGGTTTTAGATATGTATTTTCAGATAGTTCATTTATTCTAGTACCAGCATCTATAGAATCTAACTCATCGTATGAAGAATATTTATTATCGTTTAGAATGAATACTTTTTTAACAGAATCTCCTACCCTTTCCCATTTGTTATTTTTAGGCTCTAACTCAGATATGTCAACGGCAGTCCACATTCTAGCAAACGGAGTTCTATCACCAAGATAGGTATCGGTATCATATGAAACAGAAATAGGTGAATTTGGTTCTACTTCAAACCTACCTTGTTGTAATTGATTAATATATTCAATAATTTTTTGGTCTACATTAGCACCAAAAACTTTTTTTGATAAATCCATTTTATTTTAGTTTTGCTTGTTCTGTTGAAACCGGCACCCTCAACTGAGTTCCAGCCTCAATGTTATTGGATTTTAAATTGTTTACCGATGCTACAAACCACCAAAGTTCTGGCGTTCCGTAATATTCTTGTGCTATTAAATCACATCGGTCACCTTCAGTAGCAATAAGAAGTATATCTGAATTTTTTTCCTCAAATTTTGGTAGATAGGAAGTTCCTATGGACACTTTTTTATTTGTTTTAATTTTTGATATGTTGTCGTATCTACTCATTATAGTTCAGCCCTCATTGGATAAAATGGAGTAAATTTACTTGGTGTTCTTTTACTTCTATTACCATCACCGAGTATTTGATAAGAAATAGCCACATCAATTAATCTTGGTAAATTAGTATCAACATCCCAATCACCAGCTTCATTTACAGTATATGATAATGATTTGATAAATCCAAATTGACCTTTTGCCTTACTACCTATATGTGCCATATACAATTCTGTAAAGGGAGCTTTTTTACGAAGAACAGTTTCATCGTCTGATTCTGGTATATAATCTGGATAAGCTAAACTTGTTAATCTATCTAATTTTTGATACATGGTATCTAACTCAAGAGGATTATTTGGAAATAATCTTAGATTAAAAGAAACATCCCTATCCCCTTTGTCATACAAGTAAACAGGTTCACTTCTACCAATATAGCTTACTGGACTAAAAGATGGGTTAACGTTCTCTGTAATTCCTGTCACATATCCTCTAAAATAGACAAAGTTATTATCTCTTAAATCTTTTATCCTTACATAAAAATCACCATTCTGTATATCACCAGAACCATTGTTTTCTAAAGGTGGTAGTTCTTCTTCAGTCTGTTTATCTATAACTGGATCTAAAGGACGACTCTCAGCAATTTTATCAGCACTTTTTTTATACTCTACTAAACCTACACCTGAACCTAATCTAAAAAATGGTGATGGTTTTTTCTTCTCACTATCACCTTTTTCTAAAACTCTCTTTCCATATTCTCTTACAGGACCCCCAGGCACTTCTGGTATTTTTTCATAAGGTGGTAATGGTGGTACTTTATCGAGAATACCTTTACCAGCTTGAAGTTGATTTATCGGTGAAAGTGTATCGTTCTCTTTAATCAGTTTTGAGTATCCTATCGCAAAAGGTTTTCTTAAACTCTCTATTCCAGGAGATTGTAATGTCTGTCCATAAAAATTCAGTAGACCAGTATTTATCGTAGGTACTGCTGGTATCATGGTATGAGTTAGCAATCTAACAGTGTTCAAACTATTAAATAATTTTTTAGTCTCTTCAGGAATTGTTACTGATTTACCACCACTATATTGTCCAAGTGAGTTAGGTAATCCACTCAAATTAGTAGCAAACAATCCACCATATAATAAGTCCTTACCAGCAGAAAGTAATCCTTTGCCAGAACTATAAAAGTGAAGTATCCTTGAAACATCATCAGCAAATCCTTGAAATGGAATGGTTTCTCTGTTATGTCCTATTCTATTTTTTTGGTCACCAATACTCGTAATTACATAAGGTTCTGGTCCTAATAAACTTGTTCTTAGTCCATCAGAATAACTAAACATATCTAAATTAGAAAGAGCACCTATACCACTTCGTAAAGTATTTATTTCTACTTGACCATACTGAATCGGTTCTCTATCAGCTGGATTTGGAGCAGTATGGTCTACGTTGTATAAACTTTCTAATACAAAACTATCAAGACCTAATCTGTTATTCTGACCAAGATTTTGGAATAAAGATGATTCCCTCTGTCTTGTTTTCTCATCAGCTGGTATCAGTAATGGTTGTTTTGTTAAGGGACTATCCTCTTGTTTAATATCTATATTTTCAATTTTAATTAATTCTCTATTAGCTCCTTCTGTTCCAAACGTATGTGCAATTTCTGTATCTAACAACGACTCTCCACCAACAAGTGATATAGATTGATTAGCAAATTCTGAATCTTTTTCTGGAAAAGGAGTGTAGTTAAAATTTTGAGGATCGGTTGGTTTTTGTTTTGCTGGTGAATTAGCACCATCTATATAATCAATAGAGTTTCTACTAATGTCACTAAATACCGATGATAAATTTTCTAGTCCCATTTTACTTTCCTACGTTGTCATAACTAGCATCACCATTTGCTAGTGGTTGTGCTGTTTCTAATTGTAAAAATCCTCTCAATGTATCACCCTCTATTGTAATAGGAACAGCTTCTGGTAATACTACATTTACTTCTTGTCTAACTACCCCACCACCTTTTTGTGATTGTCCTTGTTTGGCCATCACCACACTATCTCCAGGTTGACCTTGAAAAGATTCTTCACCGATGGTGACCAATGGTCCCATGTTAGGTGATGATTCTACGGCATTATTTTTAGCATCGTATTTAAAGTCACCAACGGCTTTTGCCTTTCCGATTTGTGATACGGCAGACGCAAGCATAAGACCTGCAGCAACTGGCGCTAGAAACGGACCTACAAACGGAATAGCAGCAATAGCACCATATGCAGCAGCTAGTGCTTGACCAAGCAGAACTACAGTTAAAAGTCCAGCAGTTATAATCAACCCTTTCATTAAAACTTCATTTTCTCTAAATCCTGCAGCGATGTTTCCCAACACCCCAGCTAAAAAATTAAAGGCAGGACCCAAAGCATTGGTCAATTCAGCACCTATTGCCTTAAAACTATTTAATAAATTTGTTAAAGCACTTAGTGAATCCTCTCCCACCAAATCCTCAAATGCCTTTGATTTAGCCAATCTTTCACCTAAACTAGCGACTTTCTCTTCTTGTCCAACAAATTTTGCCAGTTCATTGACTCCTACACCAATAGAATCAGCAAGAGCTTTTCTCTGTATCAAATTTAATTTATTAAACTCTTCTTCAGAACCTAATTGACCTACAACCTCTTCCATAGCACCAGCAATATCACCACTAAGAGCGGCCTCTCTTGCCTTTTGAAAGTTAAGTTGTTTTCCTATCAATACGGAAGCTTCAACCTCTTTACTTATGGAACTTTCAAAATCTAATAAACCCTCTGCTATCTTAGCAGTAGTTTCTAACCCAACACCCAATGCTCTAGCTTGAACAGCTGCTCTAGCTATGTTGTCACCACCATCCTTTGTAAAAGTAGCCACAACCTCTGACGAGTTAGCAATATCTTTCAACACAGCAGTTGGAGCAACTCCAGCTTGTCTTGCTAGTTGGAAAGTTCCTTCGGCAAGTTTCTCTGCTTGGTCAGCAGATAGATTAGAAGTTTGCATCAAAACACCAAATAGATTAGCACCTTCATCTGCCGATAAACCAATAGCCTTACTCGTATCAAAAACTTTACCAGATAACTCTGCAGCAGCATCTACATTCGCACCAAAGTTAGAAGCAAGAGCAATCGTAATGTTAGAAACGTCTTGTAAATTACCACCAACCTTAATAGCTTCCACATTAGAATCAAGTAAAGTATCTCTGAACTCAGTTCCTAATACTCTTAGATTTCCAAATTGTTCTCCTATAGCGTCAAGTGATGCTGAAAACTTTGTTAATACCGCACCAAAAATTACAGCACCACCAAGTGCAGCGGCACCAAGTCCCAGTCCTTTCATACTTATACCAGCTTTAGCTAAAGTATCTTTCATCACTCCAAAACTTTTCTTTAGATTTTCAGCTGCACCTTCACCAGTAAAAACTCCTTTAGCAAAATTAGCAACCCCCTTACCAAAACCATCCTTAATTACCGTTAATTGTCTATCTCCAAAACCAAGTCTTTCCCTTAGAAATTTACCACCTGGTAAAGCATCTACCTTTCCAATGAAACTATCAAGACCTTTGTTAAAAGAATCGGTTGCCTCTTTAGCTAAATCATTTGACTTTTCTAATCCTTGATTCATTTTATCTTGTGTTTTTATCTGTTCTTCTATTTCTTTGATAGCGTTACCTATCTCTCGTCCCTCTTTTGTTCTGTAATCTACACCTTCAGCTAATCTGGCATTCTTTAATTGTTCTAATTTTTCTTTTTGTTTTGCTATGTCAATCTGTTTAAAATCAGCAGTACCTTGATTTCTAACATTGTTTAGATTATCTATAGCAATATCATTGATGTTTTTTGCTAAATCAGAAATATTACTTCTAAAATTTTCGCTAGTCTTCTCGTATACAGTTCCTTCTTTTTGTGCATCTACTTGAATCTGAGCTAACTTTGCAGAATCTTTCATGGCTTTTACATTTGATAGAGCTCTCTTTACTCTTTCCCTATCAGATGTACCTATTTTATAACTGACACTTAGAACTTCTTCAAATCTAGCCTTTGTTTTAGCTACTGTATTTTCTATCTCTTTAGTTAAGTCTTTGTTGACTTTAGCATCTTGGTTGATACCTTTTTGTGTAGCTTGAATGTCTTGAAATACTTTCGCCTTCTCTTTTGCAACGTCAACACCTTTTCTTTCTAAGGCGACTAATTTCTTATATTCACTCTGTAGTTCAACGAGTTTCTTTTTAGCGTCTGTATATTCTTGTGCTTTATTCTCTTCAGCCATTACTTAAACCTAAAGTTTTATACCACCTAATTGTTTTTGAAGAGTATCGATTGACTTTCTGATTTTAGGATCTTTCATCATCTTCTTTTGCATCTTAGATGTGGACTTTTTAAATATAGCTTTTAGAATCATATCAAGTAATCCTTCACTTAATATGTTTTTTCTATTCATATATGACATAATACAATTCTCCTAATTATATTAATAAATATAAAGAAAAGAGTTATTTGGGGGAAAATCTACGAGGGATTGTTGGTTGAGATTTTTGTGATTTTTCAACCTGTTCTTTTTCTTTTTTTCGTAAATCTACAAACTCTCTTAGATAAAAGTTTTTTAAGTTAACAGGCATGTTGTATACATCGTCAAATGTAAATCCTGGTGCTCCATATACAAAATGAAATATGGATTTATGTATCTCTAATTTATCAGATGGTTTGAGGCCATAGAAACTCCGCAGTCAACGGTATTGAAACGTTGACTGACTCACCTCCTATTTCTACTTCTTGTTCCAAATCAATATCAGGAGTGATTTCTGCAACATAGTTTCTAAAAGCCCTTGAATCTCTAGCAAGTAGATTCTGTACAAAGTCGTTTATATTTTCTGGTTTTGAATCACCATCAACATCAGTTATCATATGTCTAAGTCTCGTGGTTATTTCAGTATTGTAACCATACTTTTTAGATTGTTCTATATCTTTAGTGATTAGTGATTCTTCCTTTCCAGTAAGTAACTTAAATTTTATCTTATTTTTACCCACATGAGTAGTATACTCAAATGAATTCTCGTGGTTAAATTTTACTTTTTTTGGTAGTTCTTTGAACGGACATTTTGATAAATCAAAAGTATGTTCTACCATATTTTCTATATCACTTGGATTTGGTATTTCTACCGTGTAATCAGGACCATAAGCAAGGATACGAGCAGCAACTAATACAGCATTCTTATCACCCAATACTAAATCTTCTTGTTTTACACCATTCGTGACTATCAAATTATCTAATAATTTATCTACAACCAAACCTTTCTTAATAAGATTATCGGACATTAATATGTCCTCTTCTTTCGTGGTCATGTATTTAACTTCTATTTTACCTTCAGCGAGTGGTGAATCTTTTGGATATAATAAACCCTTAGACGGCAAATCTATAATTTCCGTAGGAAACTTATGTTCTGACATTTATAACTCCTTAATGTTTTATAACTATGTACTACTTTGAACCAAAGACTTTAGAGAAAAAACCTTTTTTCTTCTTTTTGCCTTTTTCAGATAATTTCTTACCTTTTTTCTTTTTCTTTTTCTTTACTTCCTCGTCAGCACATGCCATTTCACAAGTCATTTCACTTGTGTATGCACATTTTGCTGGTACTGCGTTAACAGTTGGAACAGCACCAAAAAAGATGAATAAAGAAAGTATTGATGTTAGTATTGTTTTCATTAGAACTCCAATATAGCGTAATCGTATCTTAGTGTTAGTGTTATCTCAACTGGATCAGAAGAACTGAAATCCAAATCACCAAAAGCAGCATCTTGAATGTATGTTCCATACAATGTCCACTTTTCAATGATATCACCAACTGGTCCTAAGACTTGAAAGTTAATATTCTTCTTGTAAAAATCTTGATACCCATCACGACCAGTAGCACTCTCATGATGTAATCTTACCCACTCAATAACAGCAGAAGCGGCAGATGGTACAATCGGGTCATACAAAGTAATCTGTAAAGTTTGCCAACGACCTTTACCCTTGACATACTTCGTAACGTTCATATGTTCTAAAACAACTTCATCAAAAGTGATTTGTGGTCTTTGTGCCGTCTTTATTGTAAAGGCAGGTATACCACTTATCTCCATGATAAAACGATTTTTTAGTTTCGGTTCATATGGTGTGTAAAATATTTTATTCGCTTCTAAAAGTTCAGCCATTTGTTATCTCCAAAATTTGGTCTTCAATAATAAATATATCATTTATTTAAAATTACTCAGGAAAAGCAGCTCCTGTTGGTTGTACCACGAAGTCCAATACGATGAATTCAGCAGTTCTTGTAGGTTGTAAAAATATCTGACCTATCAACTGATTTCTATCAATGGTTTCTGGCGTGTTATTTGAATCATCCATTACTACTCTAAAGGCATTCAAACCTTGATTAGCCTGAACTTGTTCCATATAAGGATTAACAGTGTTCAAGAACTGATTTCTTAGGTCTGTTGTATTCTGTTCGAACACAAGTCCTCTTGAAGAGTTAGCAACAAACTTCTTAAGATTGATTAACAATCTTCTTACGTTTACTCGGTCAAGAGCAGAAGCTTTCTTCTGTGTTGTTTTCTGTCCAAAGACAGTAACACCTTGACCAGGAAAGGTAGCAATAGGATTGACATTTGATTCATAAAGGTCATCTCTGTTACCTTGTGTTAATTTTCTATATGCCTGTATAGCAGTATCGATTCCACCTCTGTTCAATCCAGCAGGAGCAAACCACGGTTGTCCTACAGTGTCATTGAAGTGATAAACACCACCGATTACTACTGATGGTGGAACATATCTACGATTCATTGTGACATCATCAGCCAATATCTGTACCCAAGGATAGTAAGCAGCAGCATAACTTGAGTTACGAGTTTCAACAGCAGTTTTAACAGTTGCAACGGTATCTGTCTTCCAACTCGGGTCGTATACTAAGAAACAATCACCTCTGTCTTCACACATCTGAATAGCATCTTTTACGATAGAAATTGAACCAGCACCATTTTGGTCAATGATTCCTGGTATTAATAACATATCAATATCATACTCGTCTTTATTCTTGAGTAGATTGATTGCCGTAGCATATCCACCACCTACAGCAGATGGTTGTACAGGATAAGCAGAACTACCATCAGCCACACCATTTATATTTACACCTTGACTATTAGTACCACTATCGGTTTCTAAGTAAAAGTTAAATGGATGAACAGCATTTTGAGTTCCAAACTGACCACCACTAAACGAACCACCATAACTACCACTTCCTAATGATGGAATTTTAGCATCACCATCACCATAAGCAACAGAATCAATAGTTCCATCTTCTTTTAGATAATTAGGTGTTTTTATGAATAGACTTTTTATTCTTACATACTTTGACCTAACAGGATACTCACCTGTAGTCTGTATAAAGGCTTGAGAATCTTCAACTGCAATTGATGTAGTCTCATTACCTATTCTTTTTAGTATATAATCTGGAGACTCTGGATCAAGTGACAAGTTAGAATGAGTTTCTAATACCTTCTTTTTATCAGTCTCGTCATTACCTTGACGAATTAATAGAGTAAAAGTTCCTTTAGAAAGATTTCTTTGTGATATTTCGAAACGGAAGTTATCAACTCTACCACCATAACTACCACTTGTAAAAAAATGATTGTCAGCAGCATCAACTCTTGGTGATATTCTACCATTAGAATCGTGTGAACCACTATTGTTAAAAATAGTACCATGACCTAATGCTTCTAATTTGAATACTGATGGTAAAGAACCTACAGAACCACTAGCAGCAATAGTAGCACTAGCTTTAGTTAAACTAGCATCGGCAACTCTGACGATAGTGGCGGGACCACCTTGTCTCAAATATTCTTTAGCAGTATGTGATGTTAAATATTGAAATTTGTCACTACCACTTTCAATCAACTCACCGAATATACTAACGTATTCGGCATAAGAACTTACTATTGTTGGTTGTAGAATAGGACCTTTTACTGTTGGACCTACAATAGCTGCTCCTATAGGACCAGCTGTCGCGGGTAAAAATGATTGGTCTATTTCATTTGTAAATACACCTGGTGATAAGATTTTCTCAGCCATTTAATGTCTCCGAATAGGTAAGAATTAATATAATTATTCATATATAAATATTACCTAATTTTGGAAAGAAGAGGAAAGTTAATCTTATTTTTCTTTATCAGTAGTTTGTACGTTAGGTGTGAATATTCCTGTGTCAGGATTTAACGTTCCAGCTCCATATTTTTCGTTTATTTTATCTATGGATTTAGTTTCGTCTTTTTTTAACTTTTCAAGTTCACTATGTAGTTGAAACTCTTGTTCTTCAATTTGTTCAGATTGTTTCTCTAAATTAATTTTAGCAATTGACAACTGACCAAATTTATTTACAAGTTCATTGGATCTTTGTTGTAACCCTCTAATTGTTTTTAATTCTTCTTCTGTGAATTTAATTTCTGACATTTAAAACCTCTTATTGATTAAAGTATATACATATATAATTATATAAGTTTTTCAGAAAACGATACTTTTTTTGGATTATAAGCTCTTTGCATTTCAGCAGTCTTACCAAATGTAGTATCCGTAAACTCTGGTATCATGTATCCTTTTATTGTTAGTGTTAATTCATTTCGTATCATTCTCTCACCTTGTGATTCCATCTCTATTTCATTTGATATATCACCATCAAGCGATGAAAGAAAACGATAAGATGTTTGGTCACCAAAGTAAGTTTCCAAATGTTCTATCCAAAGGTTATTTAATTCGTTCATTTGTTCTATAAAAGATGTCATCATAACCACACTATAACTACAAGTTACAAAGTCTGGCATACCAGTCTTGATAAATTCTTGTACAGGTTTTTGTCCTGTTAATACAGAAAATCTATCGTATCTATTATTCTTACTCCAACCACTACTTGAACGAACAACAGATATAAACTTACCCTTTACATCGTTATCAAACGAAAGTGGCATATCAGGATTCATACCAAGCGATGTTCTTTTAATTACAATCATCGGTAGTATAATAACACCATTCTTATCTCTTAATGTTCCTCTATCTTTTATAGACTTCCATCTTTCCTCATTACCATATAGAACAGGAACAGAAATAATCTCATTCTGTTCTTTTATCTTTGGTTTCATTACATTCTGAATGTGTCTAATAACCGCAGTATCAATTTCTTTAACACCAATAGAAAATCCTTTACCAGCGTTTTGACCACCTGGTTTTTTGATAACTACTTTAGAGTTACCCTTTTCACTTCTGATACTCGTTTGAGTCTCACGATTTACGTTTGACTCGTATCCAGCATTTTCATTTGTTATTGGTTTAATTGCCACGGCGTAGTTTCCTTAGTTTTTCTAACTTACTCTCTGATGTATTAGCGTACTCTTCAGATTTTAATCCTTTGGTTGAAACTTTATCTATTGATATTTGTTTCTCAATCGGAACATCAACTGCTCCTAAAGTTATGTTCTCCTTCTCTCCATAAATATTACCTTGTTTAAGTAAATCTATTATCTCGTCAAACTTATCGGCTTTTGGTTCTCCGTAAAAATTTTCACTATCACTATCACGTTTTTCTTCAAAGTCAACTGTTTTTTCAACTTTTACATGATGTGACCTACGAGGTTTCATCACAAGGGTTTTATCTAACAATTGAACGGCCATTATCTCGGTCTTTCTTCTATATTAATAGATGACAATCTACTACGATGTGCTGTAGCTTTTATGGAGTGATTAAAACTTGGATGACCACCGATAAGTTGTGGTTCTGTAACTCCGTTAATTTCCCAATACCAATCGTTCCAATCACAGATGTCACCAGCTTCAGGAAAAAAGTTTAATGAACCACTAGCCAAATTATTTCTCT